TTATTTTCTTGCAAATTTATCAAATTTACCTGCAGTACGTTTCTTTACTTTTTTGGTAACATGGACATAAATATCACTAGTCGTAGATAGCCGAGCGTGACCTAGTCGTCGCTGTATTGCCATTAAGATCGAATCAACATTTGCATCGTCCTCGTCCTCCAGAAGGAGTGTACCGGAGCTGTGTCGCAAACCGTGAAATTTGATATAACGAATCCCGTGGCGCTCGCAAAATCGTCTCCACCACTTTGAAGCATGTTGGTAATAGTACGGTTTTCCTTTACCGTTGTGGAATACGAATTGTCGTTTTCCGCCTTCCCATTGATCCCCGAGAAACTCTTTTTCTCTATGCCATTCCTCTTCATACTTGGCCAACTCATCCATGTACCACTTTGGCATGTCTACGTCTCTGAACGAGGCAATAGATTTAGGATCTTTCTCAACGGCCTGTCCGTTGTTAGTATACGGGATGTTGTTCTCGATCGTGATGATATCCTGTTCGTAATTCACGAATGGCCATTCAAGTCCGTTAAGCTCTCCTCGTCGGCAACCTCCGATCATAGAACCTAGAATAAATAACCTCCATTTTCTGCTCTCTTTATACAGAGCATCAACTACCTGTTGAGCCTCATCTTCATCATAATATTGCGGGCTAATCCGCTGCGCAATCATTTTTTCTCTCACATTTTTGTCAGCAGGTTTTTTGACGCCTTCCATCGGGTTAGTCTTAATAAGTTGCCATTCGGTTGCTCGTGTAAATATATTCTTGAGTACGCGATGAACGTAGCCAATCGTTCCTGCATCCAGAGGCTCCGCTAACCTCTTAAGTTGTTTTTCTGTGAGAGGCTTCCCGGTTTTTGGAGGCAGTCTGGCCCCTGGCTTTTCCAAGTTTTTCAAAAATGTGACGATGCTGAGCGTTCGGATTTCATCTAGTTGCTTGTGGCCGAACACTGGAATTAATCTGGTGTGGATCACTCTCTCATAGTTAGCTAAGGTGGCAGGGGAGAGGTTATCCGTGTCTGTGGCGTATTTTTCCATCCATTCGTTAATTACAAACTGCTCAAACGTCATTTTCTCGGGTTTGATGTACTCTCCTGACTCGACTTCTTTTCTGAATTTGTAAAGCTCATCATCGAGATATTTTTTTAGGAGTTTTTTCGAGTTCAGGATTTCAGGATCATCAACCGTGACGGGTTTCCTAGGTCGGTTACGAGATCCATCGGCGTTATACCCAAGATCAATCGTCAGTCTCCAGGTATCCGTTCCTCGTTTCTCAATACTGCCTTTTGCCATTTTAATACATCACTCCAAACGTATGTTCTATTTTAGAGTATATTTAAACAGCCTTGCGGCTGGAAAGCGCAAAGGTTATTCGAATATCTCAGCTACGCCGAGAGGATCGAAATAAATTATGTAATTATTCCAGATGGTGTAAAGTCCATATTTATTACGATAGCGGTCAATGCTTGCCTGTAAAAACTCCTCAGTCACATCAAGAAACTCCGCAATCTCATACCTTCCTCTAACTCTAGCGTGAAAGGCTTGTACGATCGCAGACAGCGGGACAAGTCTCTCATACCCCCACTGCCTCGCTCGCAACTCTTGCTGCTGGTTTTCCAACTTTGACTGATCTGTGATATCCCCAACAGTTTTATGCTGATGTCCCATTTCTTCAGACAAAATGCATTTACGCTCCCGATCGGTTTCAAGGTTCCGGTTGAGTAGTATCATGTTCCCCACACCTGATTCAATGTAAATCCCCCTCAACCACTCCGGGAGCGCCGCCTGATCGTCAAACGTGATCGTGACCTCTTGTTTCAGTTCTTCATAGCTGTTCATGTATCCATCCCCCAGATGCGGTTACTTATCGTTTTTCATGAGGGCAATTTTCATGGCTAGTTTAATCTGGGATAGTTGCTCCTCTGTTAATTTTCCTTCATGGCCGACCTGGTGGGCGGCTAAAGTGAGAATTTCTTCTTCTGTTAAACCGTCATGATGAGTCGTTATCGTTTCAGGTTCATCAAATTTTTCATTTGCAAAATCGTCTTGGAGCTTCGCAAATGTTTCCTCAGGGCTTAGAGAAGGCCCGTCATACCCGGGTGGTTCTTGGCGCGCGTAAGCGGCTGTTAAAACTTTGGTATCCATTTTAAGAGCTTTAGCGAGTCGATCAAGCATTTCACCGGGTTCATAATCCCAAGGAGCGGGCGGCAATGTATCAAGACCTCTTAGAAATGATTCAGGCAACTCAGTTAACTTCGCCAACTCTTCTATAGACATGTCAAGTTGGGAAAGTCTGTCTTCAATTAAAGCGTAAATTGATTTACCAAGTAAATAATCCAACGAGACATTGAATATATCAGCTAATTTTATAGCTAGCTCTGCACTTAGGTTTCTGCGTCCTCGTTCTATATTGTAGTAATATTGAGTAGATATCCCTAACTTCTCCGCAACCTCAGCCCCGGTTAAGTCTAAAAATCGACGAGTCTTTCTGATTCTATCCGAAGGTACTTTCACGAATGTTTTTCTCTCCTTATTGATTAGTTTGTTAATTATAATATCATCTATTTGGATAGATTTCAAACTAAAATAAACTTAAAATGGCGATATTTAAAGCAAATAGGATGTTTATTTAAATAAAATCCTAAAAATGCTCTAAATATCGCTTTTTTAGTTCTATTTGGATACTTTTAATCCTTTACGGATACTATCCATATAGAATACAATATATCCAGAAAGGAGGTTGAGTATACATTGGAATTTTCGATCGCTATCAAGCACAGACTTGTGGACCGTAACCTGAATCCTTCTGAGTTAGCTAGGCTTACAGGGCATTCCCCTCAGTATATCCATAATCTACTTAACGGAAACCGACGCTGGAATGAAGATTCCATGCGGAAGGTGTGTGACACGCTGGGACTTGAATTGGCAGTAATCCCAAAAGAAGAAAGCGAGGTATTGAAATGAACCAATTAGTATTTATTGAAAACGGCAAGACGGTAACAGATAGCCTAACGGTGGCAGAGACATTTGGCAAGGAACACAAAAATGTATTGCGCGACATCGAAACTTTGGAATGCAGCGAGGAATTTTCACGGCTCAATTTTGAGCACTCAACTTACATCAACGATCGAGGTCGCTCTTATCCAAAATACATCATCACACAAGATGGATTCTCGTTCCTAGTCATGGGCTATACGGGCAAAGAGGCTGCAATGTTTAAAGAACTGTACATTTCTGAGTTTAATCGGATGCGCGATGAGTTGAACAAATCTCCTAGAACACAATTGGAAGTATTGCTTGCTTCGGCGCAGCAGCTTGTTGAACAGGAACGTCGCTTATCCTTAGTCGAGTCGAGGATCGAACGTACCGAGAAACAGCAGGAGGACATTAAAGACATTCTTGCGCTTAATCCAACGGACGCCAGAAAGAAGGTTAATCAGCTTCTCAATAAGATTGCTCAATCTGCCGGCGGCGTCGGCTCGTATCAAGATGTGCGTACAGAAAGCTATAAAAAGCTGGAAGAACGGGCACGGTGCGACTTAGCGAAACGGGTTACAAACAAGAAGCAACGGCTAGCTCTTGAAGGATTGGCAAAATCAAAAATTGATAAGATCAATAACTTGGACGTGATTTTTGAAGATGGCCGTCTGGCTGAAATCTATTTCGCCATAGTAAAGGAAATGGCCGTCGCAAATCGGATTGAGGTTGAAGCATCATGATCGGCTTAGAAGATGCAATCCGAGCCATTGTAGCCGAGGAGGTAGCAGCTGCAGAGCATCGAATCTTGGCCTCTCTCCCTTCCTATACTACTGATCGTACGCTCGATGTTCGAGAAGCGGCGGAGCTTCTCGGGGTTTCCAAAAAGCTGATCTACCGAATGTGTCAGGAGGGGAGTATCCCACATGAACGGTTTGGAATCTCGGGATCACGAAAACCAGCGATTAAGTTCAGGAGTTCGGATCTCGAAGCTTGGCGCGCTGAACAGAGAGCCGCAAATTACAAGAAAGGACGGTAACAGCCTATGAGTAAGGTACTCGACTTGGATTCTAACGAAGTAATCGACATTTGTGCGGATCCCGATTGTAACGCTGAAATATTCTTCGGCCAAGCGGTCTGGAAGAAAGGACATGATCTGATCTGCTCAACGCCTTGTCTGCTTCGGGTGCTGGGAGCTAAGACGGTGATTGCGGGGAGGGATGAAGATGACCAACGAGGATAAAGTGCAGGCAGAGAACGCTACCGCTCAACTTAATGTTGCTATAGATTACCTTCGGCGGGCGCGTAAGTCTCTATCAGCCTTTAACTACACCGGCTTATCGGTATTGCAAGGCGCTATGCTCGATGTCGAAGAGATTCGCGATGATCTTTTGAAAGGGGATTGAGCCGTGAACCGAAAGCAAGCCGTGTACGCTATCGGTGATCTGTTAGATACGCAATGTGCGGTATGTACTAAACGGGCCGAATTGAACAAAATGTACGGCAGTATCTTTTCAAAAACTGATAGGTACTGCAATAACGAGTGCCCGACTGGGCAACATCTTCAATCATTAGGGGCTCAACTAGAAAGAGCAAAATCTTGAAAGGGGGTGAACAGGAAAATGAACGTAACACGTGATGTTTGGCTTGAACTGACGAAAGATGAACGCATGGTGTGCCTGCGATATGCGGCAAGCGAGAACGCGAAACGCTGGCAAAAAGAAAAACAGCTTCCTGCGGGGTAGGAGCCCGGGAAGCTGCAAATCAAACCATATCTAAGGCCAGTTTACCACTGGCAGAAAGGAAAAAGCAATATGAAAGCTACTGGAATTGTTCGCAAGATTGATAATCTTGGGCGCGTGGTTCTGCCAAAGGAGCTGCGAGAGACCCTGGGAATCGCTGAACAGGATCCGCTCGAAATCTTCGTTGATGGTGACAAAATCATTCTTCGGAAGTATCAGCCAGGCTGCTTCTTTTGCGAGGATACGACAGATCTTAAGCACCTGTTTGGCAAGCCTGTTTGTTCCAAATGCGGTTCTGATATTATTCGGCTTCATAGAAATCATTAATTATATTTTAGGAGGACTTATACATGCCAGTTCAAATTACGATCAACGGCGAGAGTGCCACACAAGCAATTGAGGAATTTGCTATTTTGTCAGCCGCTTTTGTTGGACAAGCCGTGTTAGAGGCTACCTCTACAGCATCAACAGATGAGCCGAAAAAGCCGTCCAGAAAGCAGGCTCCTAAGAAAAAGGAAGAACCGGAAGAGAAGAAGGTCGATGTTGAATCTAAAGATGATGATTCTGGCGGCAACGATGAAACTCAGGAGGGCGCTGATCCTAAACATACTCTTGTTGAGCTCAGGGCTTTCGCTAAAGATCTCTCGGCAGTGGATGCATCTACAAAACCGAAGATTAAGAAGATCCTCACGGAGTTCGGCTATGCCAACATGAGCGCCGTTGAAGATAAGGACGTTGATGCGATCTATGCCAAGCTGGAGGCGCTATGAGTGCCCCAGCACACGCAGAGCGGGCGCATGCCCTGCTAGGTGCTTCGGGGGCCAGCCGCTGGATTGCCTGCCCGCCAAGTGCCCGGCTTACGGAGAAAGTCACAGAAAAACGGAGTGAATATGCCGACGAGGGCACAGCAGCTCATGAGTTGTCAGAGGTAAAGCTGCAGCAATTGCTTATCCCTAATAATTCAGCTCGGCGTAAGGAGCTGGAGACAGCGTTAGCGGAGGCTATGGTTAGTACGTACTACGGTCCTGAAATGGAGAACGCCGTTAACGACTACGTGGACATTGTAGCGGAACGCTTTCTAGCGGCTAAGGTCCGTTCTCAGGATGCCGTAATCATGTTTGAGCAGCGGCTGGACTTTAGCGAATGGGTACCTGAAGGGTATGGCACGGGGGACGTCATCATCATCTCTGATGGGGTTATGGACGTGATTGATCTGAAATACGGCAAGGGCGTCCCCGTATCAGCCTTCGATAATCCGCAAATGAGGCTCTACGCCCTGGGTGCTTGGCAGGAATACGATTACCTGTATGGCATTGAAGAAATCCATATGACGATCGTACAACCACGGCTAGACAGCGTGAGCACGGATATTGTGCAGGTAGAGGATCTGTTAGAGTGGGCCGAAACCGTCGTTAAGCCGGCTGCAGCGCTCGCCTTTGCCGGCGAAGGGGAGTTTAAGGCTGGAGAGCATTGCCGCTGGTGCAAGGTGAAAGGGAACTGCCGGGCGCGAGCTGATGAGAATATGAAAGCCTTGGAATACGAGTTTCGTGATCCGGCGCTCATGACTCCAGAAGAGATCGGCTCGATTCTATTTGTGGCTGAGCAGCTCCAGACCTGGGCGAAGGATGTCCAAGAATATGCTTTTGGCCAAGCAAAGTCCGGCAACAAGATACCGCTCTGGAAGCTCGTAGAGGGGCGGAGCAATCGAACCATCACGGATAAAGAGGCGGCCAGAGCGGTGCTAGAGAAGGCTAAGATTGATCAGATGAAATACCTTAAGCCTCAGGATATGTTCGGTATTAGCGACCTGGAGAAGAACATCGGCAAGAAGGAGCTCGCAAAATTGCTGGACGGTCTGATCATCAAGCCGCCAGGGAAGCCGGTTCTTGTGCCAGAGACAGATCGAAGGCCGGAGCTGAATAGCGTGGACCAGGACTTCGCAGGCGAAGACTTTGATATAAATGGCTGAGCAGTGGGGCGTCTGGAGTAGCTGGTCAAAGAAATGGTGCTTTGGGATTGCCGAGCCGTCTAAGACGAAAGCTCGCAAGGCCTTATTCAACAAAATCGGTAAAGACGCCTATAAATGGCGTTTTGAATTTAAGAAAATTCCTACTATATCTGACTTGAAAAGGAGAAATGTTCAAATGGCAAACGAAATCAGCACAAAGGTGATTACTGGTAAAGTACGGCTGTCTTATGCGAATGTATGGGAGCCTACCCCGGATGATAACGGGACTCTATGGTACAACACTTCTATTCTTGTCCCTAAAGATGATAAGGAGACCTTACGTAAAATCAAAACCGTAGTTGATGCTCTGAAAGAGCAGGCAAAAGCTAAATTCGGCGGGAAGATCCCCCCAAAGTTCCATACGCCACTGCGTGACGGTGACGACGAGCGGCCGGACGATGAAGCTTACGCAGGCCATTATTTTTTTAATGCTAAGAGTAAGAACAAGCCGGGAATCGCTAAACCTGTCGGTAAAAATCCCGACGGATCGACTAAATTCCAGGAAATCACTGATACGACGGAAGTCTATTCAGGCTGTTACGCCAAGGTCTCTATTAATTTTTATATCTTTGATGTTAAGGGGCATAAGGGTATTGCTGCAGGGTTGAACAATATCGTAAAGGTACAGGATGGAGAGTTCCTAGGCGGCCGCAGTAACTTGAACGATGATTTTGCAGATGAGGATTTCGACGACGTTGTTGATATCAGTGATGACGAAGAGGACTTTTTGAACTAACTAACTAGCAAAAAGGGGATGCCGCAAGGATCCCCTTTTCTATCAAATCATTTGGGAGGATCTACAAATGGGGTATAAATTCGCTTCAGTAAAAATCGCTGATATCGATACACTGCTTAATGTTGAGGAAAGAAATCAATTATACGGTCTGCTTAACTTAATCAATGATCGTAGAGTTGAAAATGGCAAAAAATATAATCATTATCTTGTTATTAACCAAGATGAGCAGTATGCTCCTGCAGTTCTGAATTTGATGAAGCAGCAAGGACATTGGGAAAACAGTGACTTGGAATTACATCCAAAAAACCCTATTGGCGTTCTCTGCGATATGGCCCATCAGAACGCAGTGAGTAAAGGCTGGTGGGATGAGGAACGGAGTTTCGCGGAGATTATCGCATTGATTCACAGCGAGGCTTCGGAGGCTCTGGAAGATTATCGGAATGGTCATAACCCGAGTGAAGTCTGGTACGAGTTAAAAGTGACTCAAGATGAAGAACCATTTCAGATGACTTGTGAAGGAACTCCCGATCCAACCTGGAAACCCTGTGGAATCCCTTCGGAGCTGGCCGACATCGTAATTCGTGTGTTCGACGCCTGCGGACGGTACGGTATTGATCTGGAAAAGGCGATCACTGAGAAGATGGCCTATAACGCAACGAGGCCGCAGCGGCATGGTGGGAAAGTGATATGACGGTACTCCAGATTGACGTTGAGACTTACAGCAGCGTGGATCTAATAAAATGCGGTGTTCACCGCTATGTTGAATCACCAGACTTTGAAATTCTTCTATTTGCCTACGCTTATGGTGACGATCCTGTGCACGTGGTTGACTTAGCTGATTTTGAGGAGCTGCCGGAGCAAGTGCTGCACGATTTGACTGATCCGGCGGTTATCAAGACAGCCTATAATGCCGCATTTGAACGGACAACGATTACTAAGCATTTTGGTATCGAGTGCGATCCGTCGCAGTGGCGTTGTACATCGGTCTGGGCTCTGACGCTTGGCCTACCCGGATATCTGAAGGGCGTGGCCGATGTGTTGAAGCTAGAGGCGCAGAAGGATACCAAGGGCAAGGCATTAATCAAGTATTTCAGTGTCCCGTGTAAGCCTACCAAGGTGAACGGGCAGCGGACGAGGAATTTTCCCCATCACGATCCGGAGAAATGGCAAGAGTACATCGAGTATAACCGGCAGGACGTCGTTGTGGAGCGGGAGATCCGCAGGAAGCTGGAACGGTTCCCGGTACCAGAAAGGGAATGGCTGCTTTGGGAGCTGGATCAGCAGATTAACGATCGAGGCGCTCGGCTGGATCCGGTACTGTTTCAGGCAGCGATTGAATGCGATGTACAGTATTCATCCCGTTTAGTTGCCGAAGCGAAGGAGATCACCGGGCTGGAAAATCCGAATAGCCTGACACAGCTCAAGGCTTGGCTTTCGGAGCACGGGCTGGAGACACCTGACGGGCTTAGTAAAGAGCACATGCCTACTCTACTAGATGCCGCGCCTGATGAAGAGACGCGCCGAGTCCTGGAACTCCGACAAGAGATGGGGAAAACCAGCGTTGACAAATACAACGCTATGGATCGCTCCGTTTGCGAGGACGAACGTGCTCGGGGGTTGCTGCAGTTTTGCGGCGCTAACCGAACATGGCGCTGGGCGGGGCGGCTTATACAGGTGCAGAATCTCCCTCAAAACAAAATCGAAGATTTAGCGCTTGCGAGAGAGGTTCTTCGCAGTGGGGATTATGAGCTGCTAGAAATGCTCTTTGGTGCTCCGCCGTTTGTCCTCTCTCAATTAATCCGAACAGCATTTATTCCCTCAGAGGGATGCAGATTCATCGTAGCTGACTTTTCCGCGATTGAGGCCCGTGTGGTAGCCTGGCTGGCTAACGAAAAGTGGGTGCTGGATGTATTCCGGGGACACGGCAAAATTTACGAAGCCACGGCGGCCAACATGTTCAGCGTACCCGTGGAGACAATCGTCAAAGGGCACCCGAATTATGAGCTTCGGGCTCGTGGTAAAGTAGCCGTTCTGGCTTGTGGGTATCAAGGTGGCGAGAACGCTTTAGCAGCCATGGACTCCAAGAAGGAAATAGACCCGGACGAGTATCCAAGGCTAGTGAAGCAATGGCGTGACGCGAATCCGAACATCCGTAAGCTGTGGTATGCAGCGGAGAATGCGGCTGTATCGGCTGTCCGGGAGAAAACGACGGTTAAGCTAGCCCATGGGGTCAGGTATCGCTATGAAGCAGGAATCCTATTTGCTGATCTACCAAGCGGCCGCAGCCTAGCCTATATGAACGCTAGGATTAAGCCGGACCCGAAATTCAATAAGGATGGCATCGTGTTTGATGGAATGGATCAGGTCAAAAAGAAGTGGATGAGCCATCGCACTTATGGCGGCCGGCTAGTGGAGAACCTAGTTCAGGCGATTGCCCGGGATTGTCTGGCTGAAAGCCTACTCCGTCTGGACGCTTCTGGCTATAAAACTGTGATGCACGTTCATGACGAAGTTATCGCCGATGCTCCGATCGGCTGGGGGTCTGTAGAGGAAATGACCGAGATCATGAGCCAGCCGATCGATTGGGCGCCGGGGCTGCCGTTATCAGCAGACGGTTTTGAATGTGAGTTCTATCAGAAGGATTAACTATTGTAGATTGTTTGAAATGTTTAAAAATTTAACCTGCAAATCATGCAATGCTGCTGCTTTTTGATCATCATTTTTACTTTGGTTAAATCGTCCGATTCTCAAATCATCGCTAGTCCAAAAATCTTTAACGTATTCTCTGTAGGATTCCCAAGCGGTATTGATTAAGATCCTATCTTCTTCTGAAAAATATTCTGCTATGTAATAGGCGGGGACTGTTGGGGTTTGAGGTAACACTGTCGTTTCCGTTATACCCACTTTATTTCTTCGGTGGGCATTTAGAAAATCCAACATTTCATCGGCTTGTCTTCTTATCTCTAAAATTAATTGAGATCTTAAAGCGGCTTTAATCTGTTTTCGCTCGTCTTCAATATTTTGAGAAAGTTTTGTACTCGCCTCCGCGGCCTTTGTACTTCGCCGTGTTGCTTGCCAAAGTAAAAAGCTAAATATTGCTGAAATAGTCACACTACCGAGAGTAAGCCAATTATCTAAACTCCAATGGTTCAGCATAGTCACTCCTAATCTCTAATTAATTCTCTCTATTATCTCATTTAATTATTGAAAGGGGAATTCCCTATGGATAAGTTTAAGTTTTGTATTTGTGGTAATCAGACGGGGGCTTTTAAACAGCTAGGCTCCAATGGCCAATATGTTGTTAGCCTCCATGAATGCGGGGGTGTCGTGATAGACGAAAGCCTTCGGAAAGAAAGTAATCTCGAAAAAATTACTAGCCAGCAGGCTACCTATATTGAGCTTTTAGAGAAGAAAAATAGCTTTCTCCTAAAAGAGCTTAATAAATCCGAGTGGCCAAAGTAGGATTTAGGCAGAAATTCGAATACTGATTGAGGTGGCACCATGCAGGAATTAGATATTTCATTCGGCAAGCACCGTGCCGATACGAACTGGAAAACTGAATATTTGACCTGGGAAGAGTTCGTCGATCGGCTGCGGAAGGTTCGCCGGACGAACGAGACCATGGCCCAGTATAACGCCATGAGTACGCCTGCGCGGGGGAAAGTGAAGGACGGTCCGGCCTTTGTCGGTGGGCTTATCCGCACGGGCCGGAGGAAGAAGGAGAATGTCGATAGCCGCAGCCTGATCACGCTCGACGTCGACCGGGGGGATGATGACTTTCTCTTTGCTGCGGATCTGGTGCTTGGGGGGACGGCTTATGTCGTCTACTCCACGCACAGCCACCGCCCGGAGAAACCCAAGTATCGCCTTATTATTCCGGCTGATCGGAACATGAGCCCGGATGAGTATGCCGCAGTCAGCCGCAAGCTGGCGGAGCAGATCGGCATGAACTGCTTTGATAAGACGACTTTTGATGTTCATCGGCTCATGTACCTACCCAGCTGCAGCAAGGACGCCGAGCCTGTACTGGAAGCTTACGAGGGGGAGCCACTGAGTGTTGACCAGGTACTGGATGAATACGAGGACTGGACTGACGTATTAGCGTGGCCCCGACATCCAGAAGCCAAATCACCGGCGCAGCTTGCCGCGAAGAAAGCTCAGGACCCAAGAGAGAAATTCGGCACGATCGGACTTTTCTGCCGGTCATTCTCCATTGAAGAGGGGATCGAGACCTTTCTAGCTGATGTGTATGCCCCCGGTTCAATGCCTCATCGCTATACCTACACAAAGGGAACGAGCGGAAACGGGCTGGAGATTTACCCGGATCAAGACCTTGCCTTCTCGCACCAGGACAGCGATCCGATAGCGGATGGCCGCACTTATAACCTATTTGACCTTGTTCGTGTTCATAAATTCGGTCACTTGGACGAGCAGGTGAAGGATCATACGCCGGATGCGAAAAAGCCAAGCCACCTGGCTATGGAGCAGTGGGCGGCGCAGCGGCCAGAGGTAAAGAAGCTTGCTCTGGCCGAGCGGCAGGCGGACTTTGCGGAAATGGCCGCCGGGTTTGATGACGATGAGGCGGATCCGGGGGATGACGTGTGGGAGACAGAACTGGAGCTCCACCATAAAACCGGAGCGCCGTTACCGACGGCCGGCAATGTAGAGCTGTTTTTAACCTACGGTATATGGAAGAACGTTCTGGCTTATGATGCCTTCGGTAATTCCGAGGTTATCCGGCGTCCGCTGCCTTGGCGAGAATTGGAACGCGGGGGTCGCACATATGAGCCATGGCTGGCCGCTGACGACAAACGTCTTCAACATTGGTTCTCTAAAGTACATGGTATCAATGCAGCCAAAACGATCCAGAATGCTTTTACAGAGGTTGTTCACCGCAACACGTTTCATCCGATCAAGGCATATGTCGAGGATGGGATCTGGGACGGTGAGCCGCGTGCGGAACGGATATTCATTGAATACCTAGGGGCAGCTGACACGCATTACACGCGACAGGTGACGAGGAAGATGCTGCTGGCAGCTGTTACACGGCTGTATCGTCCTGGCTGTAAGTTCGACCAGATGCTTGTTCTTGTGGGGCCACAGGGGGCAGGGAAGAGTAGCCTGTTGGCAAAGCTTGGCCGGGATTGGTTCAGCGATAGCTTGCGGACGTTTGAAAATAAGGAAGCTGGCGAGCATCTGCAGAATGGCTGGATCTTCGAGATCGGCGAGCTGTCGGCCATGAAGAAGACCGAAGTTGAAGAGGTTAAGGCGTTTTTATCTAAGACAGAGGACCGTTACCGGGTGGCGTATGACCGTCAGGTATCTGAGTTTCCCAGGAAGTGCGTTTTCTTCGGAACGACGAATACACGGGATTTTCTTCGGGACACGACCGGGAACCGCCGCTTTTGGCCGGTTGAAGTAGCACCGGAGAGAGCTGATAGGAGTCACTGGGATCATCTTGGCGATGAGGAGGTTCGGCAAATCTGGGCGGAGGTTTTGAGCTGGTTCGAGGCGGGGGAATCCTTGGAGCTGGACAGCGAGGCCCGCATGGAGGCAGAGCGGCAGCAGGCGGCACATATGGAGAGTGACCCGCGTGAGGGCATGATTCAGGAATGGCTTGAATCGGATGAGCTTGACGAGATGGACAGGCCTACAGGTCAACCCCGGCAGCGAGTCTGTGCGGCCCAGATATGGGTGGAATGCCTTGGTAAGCGTAGGGGCGATATGAAGCCTTGGGACGGAAAGGAGATCATGGATATTCTCCGCCGCACTCCTGGGTGGGAGGAACGAAAGAACAAGGCAAAAGTATCTGGTTACGGCGTCCAAAGAGTATTTGAGAGGTTGCCGAGAGGTTGCCGTGGTTGCCGTAATAGGTTGCCAAGGTTGCCGCAAATTGCCGAGAAAATGATTTTACGGCAACCCCTAAAAAGGCTGTTATATCAAGGCTTTGCGTAGCGCGGTTGCCAAGGTTGCCGTAAAATCCACTATTTTTAAAATATATAAATTAACTAGTAATAGCGATACGGATATATAGGTTAAACGCATATATTCGCAGTACGCGCGTAATGAAGGCAATCCGGCAACCGGAAAAGGAGCAGAAAATGAGAGAGTCTACACTGGAACGTCGGCTGGTCCGAGAGGTCAAGAAGATCGGCGGGGATGCCCCCAAGTGGGTAAGCCCGGGAAATCGGGGAGTACCTGACCGGATTATACTACTCCCCAACGGGCAAACGGTATATGTCGAGATGAAGTCACCGGGCGAGCCGCTGTCCCCTTTACAGGAACGCTGGAAACGGAAGCTGCAGAACATGGGACACCGACATTATAAAATTGACTCGGTGGAGGATATCGATTGGTTTATTGACGAGGTGAGAGGCGAGTGAAATTTATACCGCACGTTTATCAGGATTACGCGAGGCTGCGGATCTTGAACACAAACTTTATAGCCCTGCTGCTGGAAATGGGCTTAGGGAAAACGGTAACCACTCTGACGGCGATCGATGAATTGTTAAATGACTATTTCGACGCTTACAAAGTGCTGGTTATCGCCCCGCTGCGCGTGGCCGAGGATACTTGGGCTAGGGAGATCGAGAAATGGGATCACCTGCAGCATCTTCGGATTAGTAAGGTGCTGGGCAGTGCAGTAACCCGCCGGAAAGCCCTCAAGGCAGATGCCGATATTTACGTCATCAATCGGGAGAATGTGGAATGGCTGGTGAACGAATATGGCAGCAAATGGCCTTTCGATACTGTGGTGATCGACGAGCTATCTAGTTTTAAAAATAGCAGTTCAAAACGATTCCGGGCTCTCCGCCGAGTTAGGCCGATGATGAAGCGGGTAATCGGATTAACCGGTACGCCAGCCCCGAACAGCCTTATGGATCTATGGGCACCGATGTACCTGATCGACCAGGGTGAACGGTTAGGCAAGACGATCACAGGTTACCGTGATAAGTACTTCATCCCCGGAAGCCGCAGCGGTCATGTGGTTTATGAGTGGAAAGAGAAGCAGGAAGCGGAAAAACGGATATACGAGGCGATCAGCGACATTGCGGTTAGCATGAAAGCTGAAGACTGGCTAGAGCTTCCTGAACGGATTGATCGCACTATTCCGGTTCCGCTGAGTCCGAAAGCACGGGAACAGTACAAGCAATTGGAGAAGGAGCTGCTTCTTCCCTTCCTGGACGCTGACGTGGTCGCAAGCACAGCAGCTGTACTGAGTAATAAGCTTCTGCAGATGGCATCCGGGGCTGTGTACGACGAGGACAAGGGCGTGAAGTTGATCCATGAGGCCAAGCTGGACGCTTTGGAAGACGTAATTGAAGCGGCCAACGGGAAGCCGGTTATGGTGTTTTATAACTTCAAGCATTCCCTGGCCCGGATTCAACAGCGATTCCCGCAAGCGCGGATTCTGCGTAAAGGCAAAGACGGGAATGAGGATATCAGGGCCTGGAATAACGACGAGATCCCGCTGCTGCTTGTCCATCCAAAATCAGCAGGCCACGGGCTTAACCTTCAAGAGTCGAGTTGCCGGACGGTTGTCTGGTTCGATCAGATCTGGAGCTTGGAAGAGGACCAGCAGGCAAACGCACGAGTGTACCGGCAGGGTGTACGTCATAACATCGTTGTGATTCGATTGGTTGCAGAGGGAACGATGGACGAGGATGCAGTCGCAGCACTAGAGCGTAAAGCCTCCGGACAGGACGCGTTAATGAACGCTGTTAAAGCAAGGATAGAGAGGGTGAAAGCTGCATGACCGAACAGGCTAGCAGAGATTGGAATAAGGACATGGAATTGTTCAAAGAAGCTAATGTAAACATCATTGGAATCATGAGATTCATCCAAGCACAAAGGTTAGAGGGTTCTGAGCTTCAGAAAATAAGAGTTGAACCGGCATCTGAAAAAGAACGTGCAGATAAGGCCGAGAGAGCATTGCGAGAGCAAACAGAAGAAACAGCGCGCTGGATATGCAAGTACCATGGTGACGCAAATCGGTTCCAGCGGATGAAAGGTGAACTGGCAGCGGCAAAGGGGCGAGAGGAAGAGTTAAAAAAAACTAGTGCAAACTATAGCTTTGGCACCGATTATAGATTCCCCAATAGTTGAATTAGAGCGACGAAAAAATGTGGCTAATTCACTGCTATCATCCCTTTATCCTAAGAAGGAGCGTGAACCAAATGGCTAAATACCGCCGGCCTTACTCGATGCGCTTTAAAGTCTGCACGGTCTGCCGGAAGCGTTATACGCTGAGTTGGTTTCCGAAACATAAATGCTTGCGAGGTGAAGATAAATGATTCAATACGCACTGCACCACCCATATCTGACGGCCTTTATGATAACAGTTGCTTTACTGATAACAGGCACCGTTTTGAATAATTTGATTAGTACTATAGCTGCAGCCAAGAGAGGTGACGATGATGGAGACAGCGGAACAGCGAGCAATTGAACAGCTTAGCCAATACCGGCAAAAGCAAGCCCGGATCCATGCGCTATCCACATACAGCGTTGGGGCAGGGATCACGGTATCCAGGCTCAAAGAGGATGACCAGCTGCAGGAGCTGCATGCGAAGCTTAGACGGCTGCCTAGCTATATGTACTTGTCCAAGCACGAACAGCAGTTGGAGCTGGTAGCTAATGCTTACATGGATACCTATCCTGCAGGGATAACAGCACAGAAGCGAGCTGTCCCCGTGGACATATCCGACGACGAGGATCGGAAGCTGCTACTGGAGCTGAAGGGCAAAATCCAGAAGGTGATCGTTGCCCGGGGTTATGACGTGCGAGACGATATAGATGCCATACTGGATCGACTGGCTGAGCTGCAGGACTTACAGGCAGAGGTTAATCGGGTTGACTTCTTACTGGAGACCCTACGAGGTTATAGACCAAATGACGCCTACCTGCTTAGACTGATTTATGTTGAAGGACTGAATAACGCCGAAATTGCAGAAAACTCGCAGGTGACTGAGCGGACAATCGACCGCAGACGAAAGGCAGCCGAGAGCGAATATATTAAACTGGCGCGATGATGTCCAAAAAGTGTCTTTAGATTGTCTTAAAAATGTCGAACGTTTGTTCTTGTTTCCCGTGTCAACCCATGATAAAATGGTATCATCGAAGTAAGTGTATAGACAGGATTTCTACTAGGTCAGAGATTCCGTCTATACGCATAAAAGGCGCAGCTGGCAATGGTTTCAGACTGTTAGGCGGCTGCGTCTTACATCATCCCTGTAGCTTACTGGTAGAGCACGAAGGCGGCCGCAATAACAGACTTCGTAAGGATCAGGTTCGATTCCTGACAGGGGTGCCATAACCGGATGTAGTGTAGCTGGGTAGCACGCTTGCCTTGGGAGCAAGTAGTTCAGGTTCAAATCCTGCCGTTCGGATTAACATCTCCCCCTTCTTAGCCGGCATCTTAACAGGTGTCGGCAATTTTTAACAAATTTCATAATGGAAAATAGGTCGAAAGAAGGGTTTTGCTGTATTCTTGTGGAAGATATCCCCTGAAAAGGGGGATGGACAATGGCCACAAAGAAAAGGAACTTTTATGCTTTTCAGATTGATCTGCACTATTTAGACCCAGATCAACATGCTACTGATGCAGTCAAATGGGATCCTGAAATTATTACTGAACTCTTTACAAGAATAGTAGCTATTCCTGAAAGCCAAAGAGGTCAAAAATACAAAGATTCTTGGTTGATGTATCTTAGTAGTTTTAGCAATGAGGAGCACTATTTATTCGGAAAATTTTTATCTGCTGAGTATGGGACTGTAGGAGAACTAATCCATGCAGATACTCATATTACAAGACCAAATCCGAAAGCGAAACGTGAAGGTGAACTTGAAGCAACTTATTTTTACATCCGAAAAGCTGACGGCTTTATGTTGCTTCAAGGAAGCCAAAGATTAACCAGGGCCAGGTTTGAAGAATATATTGAAAAATTAGGGAATGAAGTTATAACAGAAAATAACTTAACCTATATCCAAGTTTGTACTTTGGTTGAAAAAGAGTTTTTTGATCATATTAGTGAATTAACTTCAGTTAACAAGCTTATGTTTGAAGTAACTAAGACTGAATTGGCAGCAGATGAGAGTCAAACCACAAGAGCACTTCAAAACGATATCGAAGAAATAAGTGCAACAGATGTTAAACTTGAATTTGTTGCGAAATATCAACGGTCCGGGATGAACAGTGTAATAGATCTGGTACGAAGATATAAGCAGCAAAAAGGGGTAACAAAAATTGTTGTCAAAGGTAAAGTAGGGAATGCTGAAAAAATAATTAATATGGAAGAGTCTCAAGAGAAATACGCTAGAAAAGTTGAAGTTGATACTAATAATCAACCAATGCTGACGTCAGTTGAAAATGTGCTGATACAAATAGCATCGCAAAGAAGATCGATAAGGGGTTGAGGAAAATGGCAGGGGGCGTAAAGCGGTTTATAAAGGCCAATAATTTTCATTGGGTAACTTTCAGGAAGTATTGGAAAAACTCTTCAAAATCAGAGTTGCTTGTAGATGTACTTGTCCCCCTTATTGTTTCTACGGCATTCCTTGCAGGATCTTCCTTTTTTATTTCCGAATTTGGATCATTAATTAACAAATTTCGAGATCTGAGCGGCCAAGTTATCGCGGCAATTTCAATACTAGCTGGTTTCAATATAACTAGCATTACCGTTATATCAGCTGCAGGAGGCCAACATGAAGAGTTTAAAAAAAGAGAAGTAGACGGTCAAAATTTATTTGATGCGCTGATTGTATTCTTTACTTGGGCGGTAATTATTCAGCTTACAGTTGTTATGCTTAGTATATTTTTGTTTTATTTAGGGTCTCTTCTACCCGATTCTTTTCAAATGGACATTCCTATATGGGGTTGGTGCTGCGCTATAGTATGGCTAACGCTAACAATTCACTCTATTTTCATTTCATTACGAAATATAAAAACTCTCTATTTATTTGTGACCTATAAGCCCGAGGAACCGACAAAAATCCCACCATCTGGCCGTTGAGATAACTCAATGGCTATTTATTTTCCTGAAAGGAGCTGAGAATATGTCGGGACGCCGCGGACGAGATAAGTATCATACACATGTGGAGCCGAAGCTCCTGCTGATCGAAGCGTGGGCTCGTGACGGGCTTACGGAGGAGCAGACAGCCGCTAAGCTTGGCGTTGCATACTCCACTTTCCGGACTTATAAAGACAAGTATCCGGCACTTTTGGCAGCCTTAAAAAGGGGCCAGGAGGTCGCTGACGTCGAAGTCGAAAATGCGCTATTTAAGCGAGCGGTCGGTTATCAATATGACGAGGTGACAAGGGAGTCAGAGAAGGCGATTGATCCAGAAACCGGACAGATTGTGACGGTGATGGTTGAGACCAAGCGAGTCACGAAAGAGGTTCAGCCCGAGACGGCCGCCGCGATCTTCTGGCTTAAGAACCGTCGTCCAGATAAGTGGCGTGATAAGCAGGAGATCGGGCACAGCGGCAGCGTAGAGGTCAATAACCCACTTCAAGGGCTGACGACAGACGAGCTTAAGAAGCTGATCCGCGATGGTTGATTTGGTGACGATCAAGCGCTATGCCAAGATCGAACTGGCGCGGCGCGAGTTTTTCGGTTTCTGTCAGGCTCTGGCCCCGGACTTCTACAAGGATAGCCGGCAGTACTTGATCGACCTGTGCAATGAGATGCAGGACTTCTACGAATCCGACGACGATATTCTGATTGTCAACGAGCCGCCGCGGCATGGTAAGTCCAGGACGGCCTCCATGTTTGCCCAGTGGGTATTCGGGCAGAACCCGCAGGAAAAGGTTATGACAGGCTCTTATAACGAGACTTTGTCCACGACATTCTCCAAGGCTGTCCGCAATGGGATCAGCACGGTGAAGGCTGACCCGGAAGTAATCGTATACAGTGATATCTTCCCCCAGGTTCAGATAAAGCGTGGAGACGGGGCCATGAACCTCTGGAGTCTAGAGGGCGGCTATAACAGCTATCTGGCGACGTCTCCCACGGGTACAGCAACTGGCTTTGGTGCTTCGATCCTGATCATTGATGACTTGATTAAATCGGCGCTAGAAGCGAATAATGCCGAGGTTCTAGAGAAGCACTGGGACTGGTTCACGAATACCATGCTTTCCCGCTTGGAGGAAGGCGGCAAGATCATCATCATCATGACCCGGTGGGCAACCGGGGATCTGGCTGGGCGAGCGTTGGAGCATTTTGCCGAAGAGAAGAAGAAAGTCCGGCATCTGACTATGAAGGCGCTGCAGGATGATGGCACAATGCTCTGTGAAGAGATTCTGTCCCGTGAAAGCTACGATATGAAGGTACGGGCTATGGGCGAGGACATCGCCAGCGCAAACTATCAGCAAATCCCGATTGACATTAAGGGTAAGCTGTATAGCAGCTTTAAGACGTACACGGAGTTGCCTAAAGATTTCTCGGGCATTTACTCTTACTGCGATACCGCCGATCAGGGCGACGATTACCTTTGCAACATCATCTGGGGCGTATACCAGAAAGAAGCTTATGTTCTGGATGTCATGTATACAAAACAGCCTATGGAGATTACCGAGCCCGCCGTCGCGCAGGCTCTTTTTGATTTTCAGGTGAATAAGGAGCGCATCGAATCCAATAGCGGCGGCCGGGCATTCGCCCGTAACGTCAAGCGAATTTTGGAACAGGACCTGAAAAGCAACCGGACTGACGTGAGCTGGTTCCATCAATCGAAAAATAAGATTGCCAGGATCATATCGAACTCAACCTGGGTTATGAACCACGTCTATTTCCCGATTAACTGGCGAGACCGATGGCCGGAGTATTACAAGGCCATGACGAGCTATCAGCGCGAAGGCAAGAACGCGCATGACGATGCTCCGGACGCTACGACGGGTGTGGCTGAAACGATGTACCTGCTGAATGGAGGTTAAGGAATGGGGTGGTTTAAGAACATGGTTATGAAAATGCTGCGGATTCAACCCGCACAGGATAATAAGACGATAATCATCCAGGAGCCGTTTAGCTACCAGACAAGCGTGCTGCGGAATCAGCTTTGGTATCGCGGCGATCCGTCCGAGCTGGATCAATTCTATAAGCAGACGGCTTCTGATAGCGTGAGCAAGTCCCGCTTCTGGGCGGCTGTACCTTCTGAGGATCTAAGTATCCGAAAAATACATTCTGGGCTGCCTGCGATGATCGTCGAACGGCTGGCGGATATCGTTATAGCAGATCTGGACGGCATCGAGCTGGAGACCAAGGAGCAGACAGAGCTCTGGAAGGAGATCGCCGAGGATAACGAGATTGACGAGCTACTGGGCGATAGTATTGCCGAGGCGCTGGTCGCCGGGGATGGGGCGTTCAAGATTACCGTGGACCCGGATGTGACGGAATATCCGATCATCGAGTTTTATAGCGGCGATCAAGTCGAATACAAGCGGGAGCGAGGGCGGCTGAAAGAGGTCGTCTTTTTTACGGATTACCGATACAAGGATAAAGACTATCGGCTTGAGGAGACCTTCGGACGTGGTTATATTCGTTGCCGACTTCTAAACGATCAGGGGAAAGAGGTTCTATTGACTACTATTCCTGATACAGCCGAGCTGGCACCAGAGGTCACATTTGATGGTGATTTCATTATGGCCGTTCCGCTCATGTTTTTTCGTTCGAAGAGGTGGAAAGGCCGGGGGAAGTCGATATTCGACAGTAAGGCTGACAGTTTTGATGCACTGGACGAGGTTATTAGCCAGTGGATCGACGCCATTAGATCGGGGCGAGTCCAAAAATATATTCCAGAGGATCTGATTCCGAAAAATCCGAAAACCGGGGCGCTACTTAAGCCGAACCCTTTTGATAATCAGTTTATCAAGATCGGCACGGTCATGGCTGAGGAAGCCAAGGGACAGATCGATATGGTGCAGCCGCAGATCCTGTATGAGGCGTTCGTGTCGTCGTATGCGTCAACACTAGACATGTGCCTGCAGGGGATCATCAGCCCGGCTACGCTGGGGATCGACCTCAAAAAGACGGACAATGCCGAGGCTCAGCGGGAAAAGGAGAAGGCTACGCTGTACACTCGAGGGAAAATCATCGAACGGCTGAATGATATTATTCCGCAGCTGGTGAGCGTCGTCATGAAGGTATATGACACGATGAAGAATCGGACAGCTGGGGAGTATGAAGCCAGTGTAAACTTTGGAGAGTATGCCAGCCCTAGCTTTGACAGCGTAGTGGAGACGGTCGGTAAGGCTCGCACTTATGGCATCATGTCCGTTGAGCAATCCGTGGAAGAGCTCTATGGCGATACATGGACCGATGATGAAAAGGCCGTAGAGGTTATGCGCTTGAAAGTGGAACAGGGTTTGGTCGAAATGGGTGAGCCAGAAGTAAGGAAACATGACGATCCTCCAGGGGCTGAGGACGATGATCCTGGCGGTGAAGAATAATGGCCCGTGATCCGTATGATATCCGAGCCATTTTTGACGAAATGACCATGAACCTGATTGCCAGTCTTAAGCGAAACCTTTCCCGGCATGAGGCTGAGGAAGAGCGTGTAGGATTTCGGTTTGATCAATGGCAGCTCGCCAAGCTCCGAGCCTTACACAGGTACAGGCAGGATAACAAGCGACTTATTGGAGAGGCTGGCAGCGAAGCAAACAAGCTGATTGACGACGTGCTGCAGCAGAGCTTTGATGACGGGCAAAGTAGATTTTCCCGGATGTGGGATAAGTTCACCAACTCGATCTTGAAACCATTTGGCCGAAAGCGAGTGTCGGTTACAGGCGAGGTAGAATTCCCGCAGGACTTCAAGGAGATTATCGAACCGCCGAAACCCAAGCGACCGCTTAAGCCTAAGCCAGCGGATCCATCGAAGCCTATTCCCGATATGTACCAACCGCTTCCTGAGCCCAAGCCTAAACCGAAGCCGCATAGTGAGGAGCTACCGCAGGCGCCGCCTGAAAGTGACTTCTTCGGCATGAATGATAAGAAATTGAAGGCTCTCCAGGACAGTGCAAAAGATGACTTGAAAAAAGGCAGCGAGGCAGTCTTACGGAAGATGGATGACGTATATCGTCAGGTTATCTTCAAAGCCGAAGCACATATGGCAGCCGGGGCGATCACACTCGACCAGGCAATCGATAAGGCGACCAAGGACTTTCTGGAGCGAGGATTGGATGTCATCGTCTATAGCAATGGCCGCCGCGTTCTGCTGCCTTATTATGCTGAAATGGCGTTACGGACGGCCAGCCAGCGGGCTACGTTCCTGGGTGAAGGAAAGAAGCGCGACGAATGGGGCGTCTACACCGTAGTAATGAGTAGTCATGATAACTGCTCTCCTTGGTGCTTACCGTTTCAGGGCACGGTTATGATTGATGACGTGTTTACCTCAATCAGCAAGGAGCAGGCTGAACAGCTCTCGCGGGATACTGGCTATTTGCTGTTGTCTTATGCTATGGAGCAAGGCGCATTTCATCCGGCCTGCCGGCATACTTTGGCGACATACTTCCCCGGCATTACTCAGCTGCCTAAGCCAGCGGATCCGGAAGAGGCTGCGGCTAACTATGAAGCTGAGCAAAAGCAACGCTACATGGAGAACGTGATTAGGAAGTACAAGCGCCTGGAACTTGGCTCAATTGATGAAGCAAACCAAGTCAAGTACGGGGCTAAGGTGATTGAGTGGCAGGATCGACTTAAGGCGCATCTTGCTGAGTATCCGCATCTCCGGCGCGACAAACGGCGAAAGAAGATTGACGGCGAAGTGCCGGCAGCCGTACGGAAGGAACTCTTGAAAAATGCAGAGCTTAATGCCAAGATTGAAGAAACGCGGAAGCTCATTCGTGATCAGCAGCCGAAGGATGTCCTTCACGGGCAACAAAATAAGCATATACCGGGTACACATGAATATAACCAGTACGTGGATAAGCTGAAGGCCAAAGGACAACATGGTCCGTCAAGGCTGACCATTACCCAGGAAGAAGTCGCGGAATTAGTGAAGCAGTATGCTGGAACAGGTAAAATAATGATTCGTAAAAATGGTTGGGATAACAAAGAACTGATTTCCACAAATGACCTAGTCATCGGAGTTGCCATCGATAACCGGACAGGCAAGGAAGCTGAAACGACGGTCTTTAAAATACATTACGGGAAAAAGGGAGTCCATATTGTACCGGATTACCCAAGTAAGAAGGGGGGATGACATTGGAGGATCTAACAAGTTATATGCATAAGCGCCTACGGATTGAAACCGTAGAAGGGGAGATATTCGAAGGCGAGGCCATCAGTTATGAAGTAGGCGTGATGGAGGATCGGGATTATGACTCCATCGGACTTGACCAAGGCTCACACGTGGCTATGATCGATGAGCCGGATATTAAAAGCATAGAAGTTATTGAGTAGGGCACTCACGCATTTAGCGAGGGTGCTTTTTCTATGGGCCCCGGTTGAGACTACCGGGGCCTTATTTGCTCAGGCCGGAGCATAGCGGCCCGCTCCCGTAGCTGGAGAGCAGCTATAAAAATCAATGGAGGCTGATTATAAATGGATTGGTTGAAAGAGCTTTTGAAGAAATTAGGCATTGCGGAGACGGACGTAGAGAAGATTGACGCCGAGGTGCGTAAGGAACTGCCTATGCATTTTGTGCCGAAGTCTCAGTACAACGAACTATCCGAAGCCAAAAAGAAGGCCGAGAAGGATGTCACTGACCGTGATAAGCAAATTACGGAGCTAGGCAAGACAGCCGGCCTGTCGGAAGAACTGAAAAAGCAGATTGAGACGTTGACGAATGAAAACAAGGCAGCTGCTGAGAAACATGCATCTGAGCTGAAGGAGATGCAATTATCAAACGCGATCAAGTCCGCATTATCCGGCAAGGTGCATGATGAGGACTTAGTAGCTGGATTGGTGCAAAAAGATAAGTTAATCGTTAACGACGACAAGGTAGTAGGGCTGGACGAGCAGCTTAAAACGCTTCAAGAAACCAAGGCGTTTCTTTTTAAATCTGATGACAATCAGCAGCAACAGACGCCCCCAGGCTTCCGGGTAGGGGGTGGCGGGAATCCAAATCCACCACCTGCAACGGCGTCCCTCAAGGATGCTATTGCAGCACATTTTCAAAAATAATTTAAATAATTTAGGAGTGATCAATAATGGCAGTAACATTGAGTGAAGCAAAGAAAAACGTCCAGGATGCCTTAACGGTGGGCGTAATCGACGAGTTCCGCAAAAATAACTTTCTGTTAGAGAATCTGACGTTTGATGATGCCGTTTCCCCGACAGGCGGCGGTGCAACCCTAACCTATGGTTATACCCGCCTGATTACTCAACCGACAGCACAATTCCGTTCGGTTAACGAAGAGTACACACCGCAAGAGGTCAGTAAGCAGCGCTACACAGTTGACCTTAAAATCTTCGGTGGTACGTTTCAGATTGACCGCATCATTGCTGGAACGGGTGGCATCACGGATGAGGTCAATTTGCAGATGACGCAGAAGATTAAAGCCGCGCAAGCCCTATTTAACGATACGGTTATTAATGGTGACAGCGCTGTTGATGCCAAGGCATTTGACGGATTGGATAAGGCTTTGACAGGCTCGAGCACGGAGTATATTCCTACTTCGGCAATTGACCTGTCCAGTTCGACGGCCGTTGATTCTAACTATAAAGCATTCCTTGACCAACTCGACGAATTCCTGATGGGGCTTGATGGCGATCCGTCCGCAATCATGGGTAACACCAAATTGATTGCAAAAATTAGAGCTGTTGCCCGCCGCGCAGGGGCTTACACGATTACTCGGGATGAGTTCGGTAAGCAGGTTGAGAAGTACAATGAGATTCCACTGGTTGACTTGGGGGCTAAGGCAGGAACGAACGATCCTGTTGTTGACATCAATGCTTCAGGCGAAACGAGTATTTATGTTCCACGTCTTGGTCTTGATGGATTCCATGGTGTGAGCATGGCTGGACAGCCACCTGTGCGTACCTGGTTGCCTGACTATTCCACAAGCGGCGCTGTTAAGACTGGTGAAGTCGAGATGGTTGCAGCTGTGGCGCTCAAAGCAACGAAGGCTGCCGGGGTTATGCGTAAGATTAAAGTCAAATAAGGCGGTGTAACGAATGAAGTATAAAGACGATTTACCGAATGGCTACGTTAACGGCTACTATGTCGGGCTGCGCCAAGGAGGGCCAACGCCGGATAAGCTGGATCCGCAAGGTGATGGGTATTCTGTACAGCGAGATACGCAGCGATATGGCACAGTGACACCGGATGCATTAGAGCCAGATTATCCGAAACCCGACACTGACGAGGAAGAACCGGAAGAGGAGGATAAACCATAATGGCTAGAGTAATTGCGCCAAATAATCAATATACAGGCCTGTCTGCAAGTGTAATGTTTATCAACGGGGTGGGCGAGACGGACGATCCGCATTTGCTTTCATGGTTTGAGGCTAAAGGCTATACGGTGGAGCATCCGGAGACTGATAATCCGTCTAGCGATGTTCCTATCGACAAGATGACAGTTCCCCAGCTCAAGGAATACGCTGCAGAGAAGAAGATTGACCTAGGAGAGGCTACTAAGAAAGAAGATATCCTCAAGGTAATTCAAGATGCCCAGCAGCTAAATGACGGTAAAGAGCAACAAAAGGGCAGCGATGAACCGCCGACTGATAAAGAATAGGCGGTGATGCAGCATGCCTTATGCAACACCGGAGGATTACGAACAGTATGGCACTGGCGATATCTCCGCAGATAAGCTAAACCAAGCGCTGGAACAAGCTTCTGATGAGATCGATATCCTGACGTATAGCCGGATCATCGGGCTAGGTTTCGATAACCTGACACCATTCCAGCAGCTGCGGGTTAAAAAGGCTGTCTGTCAGCATGCGGACTTTAGGCACCGATACGGTGACTTTTTGGATGTGCCATTTAGCGGATTTGGCGCGGGTAGCATATCCATGAGTTTTAATAAAGAGCAAGAGGGCGGCGCGGGGGGCATTCAGACCTCTAGCGCCGTTTTAAATTTGCTCAAGGCAACCGGCCTTACGGATCGGAGGTTATGCTGATGCGCTTCCCGTTTCCGAAATGGAGCCAAGTCACTCCTGTTAAGGTGTATCAAACAGAGCAGGGCAGATATGGCGAGGAAGAGACGCTGATCTATGACGGCAAATGCTTCTACGACGAGAAGTCCAGACAGGTACTTGACGCTGAACGTCGCCTTGTACTGCTTTCAGGCCTGATTATTATCGAGGGTGACATTAATCCAGACAAGGTTATAGAAGGCTTCGTAATGATCGGCGAGGAGCGAAAGAACATCTTCCGAGCAAAGCGGCCACGGAACCCTGACGGCAGCGTGTTCAGTACCGAATTGGAGCTGAGCTGATATGAAGGTGAATGTTAAAGTCACACTCAATCAGGCTGCACTAAAGCGGCTTGATCAGATACAACAGCAAGCTATTGAGATGACAGCCGAAGCAGTCCGAACGGATATCGTTACATCGCAGGTCGTTCCAAAGCAGATCGGAGAGCTCGAGCGCAGTGGCCATGTAGTTGTGGAGCGGGGAAAGGTCAGGCTGGTCTATGACACGCCCTATGCCCGGCGCTTGTACTGGCATCCCGAGTACAATTTCCGCAAGGACAAAAACCCGAATGCCCGGGGTAAATGGATGGAGCCTTATTATGCCGGGGATAAGCGAAAGTTTGTCCAGCAGACCTTTGGGCAATTTGTGAAGCAGCTCAGCAAGGGGTTGATCAAATGACAATGACGCTGGGCGATGTAGTGAATTGGCTTGAAACGGCAATCGATAGCCCATATTGGTACATTGGGCAGATCGGTAAGCCGGATAAATCAATAGGCTTGTATAACACGACTGGAGCACAGTCCAGGCTTGCCGTGGGCGGCTTGGATGCTACTGGGTATGTTATCAAGCCTATTTCTATTCTAGTCCACTGGGGGCGCAACGCCGATGTTGCCGAGCGCAAAGCCCAGGAAGTGTATAATGCCTTCTTCGGCGTTTCTGGCATTGAGATCGGCGGCAAGCGGGTATCACAGTTTCACATGGTCACACCGCAGCCGGTTAATGTCGGGACTGATAGCGAAGGTGTTTTCGAATATGTGATCGAGGTACACATATATCATGAAAGGTAGGTTAGGGATATGCCAAAAGTGACAAGCGGAGTGTTTCCCGTTTTCGATATCAAGTTCAAAATCGGGACCGAAGGCCGCAGCAGCACGGAAGCCGAAATGGCGCTTATCAAGGAAATGGAGACATTTCAGATCGCGATTGACGGCAATGTGGAAGAGTGGAATCCAATGGAGGCAGAGGGCTGGGTGCGCCGGCTAATGACTGGCAAAGGGTTTAGTATCACGTTGAACGGCAAGCGGCACGTAGGCGATCCGGGTAATGACTATATTGCAGAGACCGCCTGGAAGGCTGGATTAGAATGCTCCAGTAAAGCGGAGATAGAGTTCCCGGACGGCTCTTCACTGAAGTTTGACTGTGTCGTTAACGTTACAGCTCCAAACGGAGGCGATTCGACAGCTGTATCGGCTCTCGAGTGCGAGCTGATGAGTGACGGGAAGCCAGACTATACAGCAGCATAATGGCGGCCCCCGTGGCCGTCTATTTCATTTGAGAGGATGACAATTATGTCAAAGACAATTGATATTACCAGTAAGCTGACCAATGAGCGCCCGAAGCTAAAGTTAGGCGATAAAACGTATGAAATTGATAACCGGAAGAATACCGTCTTGGCGATTCAAGCCAAGATGGATGATGGCTCCGACGGTACGGGATATCTTGACGAAGTACTGGAACTTGCACTTGGCAAAGAAGCAGTAAAGGAAATCAATGATTCTGATATCTCGTTTGCCGATTATCAAATTATTTTTATTGCCGCTCTGGCAGGGGCGCTTGGCGAGGATTACGACGACGTAGAGGCGCGATTTCTCACGGCCAAGCAAGCGACCACCTGAACAGTGGTATGACCTCTATGAGGATTGGGGTCTAATCGAGTCCTCCATTGCTATGCAATACGGCATCCGCTTGCGTACAGAGCCAGATATGACCTGGGATGAGTTTTGCACGCTATTGGCGGGCATTATGCCGGAGACTCCGCTGGGGCAGATCGTGCAGATCCGCAGCGAGAATGACCGGGAGCGATTAAAGAACTTTTCACCGGAACAACGGCGGATCCGGAACGAGTGGCGGACCCGGGAACTAAAACAGGCGAAATGGACAGACGAAGAAGCGAGAAAGGCTGTACAGGAATTCCAAAACATCATAAAGCAAGCATTCGGTTAAGGGCGACTCCAGATTAGGGGCCGCCCTTTTTACGTTGTCTGGCGGGAGGTGATTAGATGTCAGAAGCGGGAAAGGTTAGCCTTGGTCTGGAGTTGGTCGGCGGTAACGACTTAAGCAAGCAAATCACAATGGCCGCCGGAGCGATCGGGCAGCAACTGACCAAATCCCTGCAATCCACTTTCGGTGGCTTTAGTCTTAAAGGTTTTGCAGCTAATATTTCGCAGACGCTTAAGGCTACAACCGAAACGGCCATGAAAGGCATTGTCGACGGCATGGAACAATCGGTGGCCGCTGTGGAGGGCCGTCTTGTGAAGTCTATTGATACAGCGAGCAAAGCCATGAAGCAGTCCATCGAAGAGAATAAAACGGCTGCCGAACAAGCCATTGACGATATCGCATCCAAGTTAAACGGACTAAAGCCGCCATCCATTTTTAGCAGGCTAGTGCCCAATATCCAACCATCGGCTGCTGCAGCTGCTACACCTGCCGTATCTACGCCTAAGGTGAAGACTCCTAAAATGGATGTCGAAGCGGCCAAGGCTGAAATGGAGAAGCTGACAGCTATATTAGATAATGTGAACGCTAAGATCGAGATTCAGGAGCGGAAACTAGGTGAGCTAAGGCAGGCTTATGCTGAGGCCTTTAACGAGGGCAAGAAGAACAAGCTTCAGGAGAAAATCGTCAACACGGAAGCCACTTTGCTTCGGCTTACTCAGACCTCCGACAGGACAGCTAAGAAGATATGGGAGCTGGAGGATAGCATCAAAAATGCTGGCGAAGCTGCGGATAACGCCGAGAAGCCAGTCCAAAATCTCGGGCAGAAGATCGTCAACACAAACAAGCCGCTGAAGCAGGTAAAAGGGAATTTAGACAAAGCGGCCAAGGCGGCTGCTGGGGCAGATAAATCCTTTTCTTCTGCCGGGCGCGGCGCTGGCGTAATGGGCAACTCCTTCACGCGTGCGTTAAGCCGTATATTAAAGCAAGTATTCGTCTTTGCAGTACTGTATAAGGCTATCCGTGGATTTCAGGACTATATGGGCGGCGCGCTTAAGACGAACGCCCAATTCGCAGCGTCACTCAATGCGATCCAGACAAATCTTCGCGTTGCGTTTCAACCGATCTATGAGGCGATCTTGCCAGCAATCAATGCGCTTATGGCTGGATTGGCTAAGATCACGGCTTACATTGCTACATTCATCTCTGCACTGTTTGGCAAGACCTACCAACAATCCTACCAGGCGGCTAAGGGAATCGAAACAGCTAGAAAGGCTATGGAAGGGTATGGCAAGAAGGCGAAGAAGGCAGGAAAAGATGCCAAAGGAGCTCTTGCAGGATTTGATGATCTCAACACTTTAGACTTCTCCAAAAATGACGCAGATGCCGATGCTGGAGGAGGCGGAGGCGGTGCTGGCGGATTTGAAATGCAGCAGCCCGATATGGATATCACGGGAATACAGGCTAAGATGGATGCCTTGGCTACTAGCGTTAAGGCTGCATTCGACGGGGCTTGGGAAGGTGTTAAAACAGGCTGGGATTGGGTTGTTTCTACGTTTGGGCCGAGCTTTCAAACAGCGTGGGGCTCAATAGCTCCTGTGCTTGTAAGTTGGAAAGATCAGTTCAGCCAGATGTTCACGGATATTATTTCACTGGGCGAGCCTTTGAAAAACTGGATTCACACCGGATTAATTCCGTTTTGGCAAAGTGGAATTGAGCTCGTTGGGCATGTTTTGGGCGGGTTGCTAGATTCGATCTTAGGCATAGTCAAAAGCATATGGGACGCAGTATACCCCATCATAGATAAGTTCATCACGGATGGATTACCGAGACTTACCGAGTTTCTGATAGGTGTGCAGGCCATATTTAAGAGCCTGTTTGATCTGGTTAAAGCAATATTTGACGATATCTGGCAGGGTGTTGTCGATCCGGTCATGAAGCTTATTTCAAAGATCATCCAGGACGCGCTGGACATCGTGTTCAAGTGGTGGGATGACTGGGGCAAGAAGATTGTTGATGGTTTAAAGTTAGCTTTAGATAAACTAAAGGAGCTTTGGACGAATCTGTGGGAGAAGTTCTTAAAGCCTATCACCCAAAGCGCACTAAAATTTTTAACGGAGCTATGGGATAAACATCTTAAGGGACTGGTCACGGAGGTACTTAATTTTATTGGGAAGCTTGCCTCAGCTGCACTAGATATACTCAACAAATTTGTGATGCCGATTGTCAACTGGCTCGTAAAGACATTGGGCCCGATCTTTGCTGAAATCTTTGACGGGATCTTGAAAGTTATAGGTGCTGCGCTAGGCGGTATCATTGACGCTGTGAAAGGAATCATCAAAGCGCTAGGCGGCATCATTGATTTTATCGCAGGGGTCTTCACAGGTGACTGGAATCGAGCCTGGGAAGGCATAAAGACGTTTTTCAGCGGTATATTTGACGCCGTTGTCGGCATCTTCAAAGGTGCGATCAACCTTATAGTCGAAGCGTTAAACTGGATGATCCGGCAGGTCAACAAAGTAAAGATCGACGTGCCCGAGTGGGTGCCGGGTATTGGCGGTAAAACTCTTGGATTTACCATACCCGAAATTCCGAAACTCGCCAAAGGTGGTTTGGCCTATGGGCCAACGCTTGCCATGGTCGGGGATAACAAAGGGGCTGCAGCGGATCCGGAAGTCATTTCTCCATTGTCCACGTTACAAGATATGTTAGGTGCAAGCAATCAGGCCGTTGTGGATGTGTTGGTGATGATCCTGGACGCACTACGGAGCGGGGACAAAGAGACAGTAATAAAAATAGGCGAAACGGAGTTCGGGCGGCTTGCTGCGCGGGCTATTGGTCATGCCGAGCGTCAGGCCGGACGACCGCTATTTGCTAGATAGGAGGACGAAATGGAGCTATTAAAATTTAACGGACAAGAGCCCGCTGCATACCCGTCCTCCTTTATGGTGACGGTGCTCGACCTGGACGATGGGGAGTCTTCTGTTCGAACAACAGACGGGAAATTAAACCGGGACAGAATCGCTGTAAAACGGCAGATAGAAATGACGTGGGGGCCGCTTAGGTGGGCAGAGATATCATCTATTCTGCGGTCAATGGAAGACGTATTTTTCCCGGTTACCTACCCGGACCCGATGACGGGTAAGTATGAGACCAAGACCTTTTACGTCGGGAACAGGCCCGCGCCGTTTGCTGTGGCCCGGGGGAATGAAATTATGTGGAACGGGTTGAAGTTAACCCTAACGGAGCAGTGATATTATGTATCCAATTAGCCCAATATTTGCTGATTACATTAAGCGCCTCGACAAGACTTACAAAGTCAAAGCGCTGATCAATGGGGTGGAGTACTCCAGCGCTGATATCGTGGAATTTGAGATCGAAAACATCTTAGCAGCTGGCGACGAGTTTGAGATCGGGACGGCCATACCATCGAAGCTCATAATGAAGCTACGGTTACCAGATGCCATCAAACCTAATGCCCAGGTCATCCCGTATCTGGCTTTGTCCCTGGAAAGCATGACCTGGTTGGACGCTAAGTATCCATGGCAGGACATGCACATTCCCTGGGCTTCCGGCATGACGGAATGGTTGCCGCTAGGTGAATTTTATATCGATTCTCGCGAGAAGATTAACGATGTTTGGACGTATACCTGTTACGACAAACTGATTATGGCCGACGTGGCCTATATCTCTCAGCTCAATTATCCTGCCAGCCAGAAGGCAGTCTTTGATGAGATTTGCTCACGAATCGGCTTTACGTATGATAGCAGCGTGGTAATTAACCCGAGCTATCAGATACAGGCGGGGCCAGCCGGTTACACTTGCCGTCAGGTCTTGGCCTATATCGCCGGGGCCAATGGCGCCAGTATATACATGGGCAAGGACGGCGTCATGCGGTTTAAACGCTTTGCGTCCGGGGAGCAGGCAGCGGTTGAGCTGACCACGGCAGACTATATCCGGGTCAAGCAGCTTAACCCGATCAAGACCTTTACGCGGATCGTGGTCACGTATAACACGGAGGACGGGCTGACCTATGACGCCGGCAGCGGGGATGAGAATCACACTTTATATGTAGAAAACCCGTTTGTGACGCAGGCACAGGTCAATGCTCTTTACATGCAGCTTAATGGCCTATCCTACTTGCCGTTGAATATGACAGCGAGAGGATTTCCACAGTTTGACCAAGGCGACGTAATCGGCTTCGAGCAGCGGGAAGGCGGTAGCTGGATTGATACGAATGTTGCCTGGCAGGACTTGCATATCCCCTGGGATGGCATTATGCGCTATACAACTTACATCCTGCGGCAGACTTACAGCTTTAAAGGCGGGTTGACCCATAAGATCGATGCGCCGTCCAAGTCTGAACAGCAAAGTGAATTCCAGTTGGAAGGCGGTCTGACACAGCAGGTTAACCGGCTGAACCAAAACACGGTCCGTTATGGCAAGCCGTACTTCGGGGTGACTCACAGCCGCACTGAGGGGATTGTAATTGAGCGGGAAGACCATAAGAGTAAGCTCACGCTGAATAGCGATAAGATGGACTGGCAGGTCAATGGGCAGTCCTCGTTATTTTACGATGCCCTTTCTAACCGCCTTAAGTTTACAGGGCACTTGGAAGCAGCCACGGGCACATTTAGCGGTAATCTATCGGCTGCTGGCGGAACATTCACCGGAACGCTGGAGGGCGTTGACGGCACGTTTTCAGGCTCGCTACAAGCAGCCACAGGGTCGTTTTCGGGATCGTTGGAGGCTGCAACAGGGACTTTTTCCGGGAACCTGCAAGCGGCAGGAGGCACGTTTACTGGAACGCTAGAGGGTGTTGACGGTACTTTTTCTGGGACGGTCTCAGGGGCTCAAATCATCGGGTCGGTTCTTAAAACGGCTCAATTAGGTAGACGCATTGAAATTGATCAGGCGGGGTTAAGAACTTATGACGGTCAAAATCGAGTTCGTATTCAAATAGCCACCACAACTGATAATACTTTGGCAGCTTTGATTTTTCGGGATGCAAATGGTTCAAATGTTGGGGAGCTAAACTCGTATTCTAGCAGCGGACAGTTTACGATATTTGGGAATAGAATCTTTATAGGCTCAAACAGCACTTCTAATCCAATAATGCTAATGGGGCAGACGACGTTTGAGGGCGAAGCAGTGTTCAGGTATGGCATGAGAGGAATAAATATAAGCAATATAGTTGATTTGCAGACAACACTAACGTCTTTGCAATCGCAAATAAATTCTTTGAAAGAGTCTTACAGTAATCACTCTCACAGGGTCGACATCGGAACGCATAACCACGGCAATGCCTCTAACCAGAACTGGGGTGGAACCTTCACAACGTCCCGTCCGTAAGGTATTATATAGGTTAAATATACCATTCGGAGGTTACGAGGAAATGAAAAAATGGATGTCTATAACAGCGGCTTTTTTGCTGGGGGTTGTTGTAACATTATCTGCTGGAGATGTGTCCGCTCAAATTAAGAGTCTGATAGGCAAGAAAGTTACTGGTGAGTATGAGATGGTTGTGAACGGGAAAACACTTTCGGAAAAAGGTGCAATAATTGATGGCAGGGCAAATGTCCCGGCACGCGCTTTTTCGGAAGCATTGGGGGCTGATGTACAAGTGAGTGGTAAGACGATTTATGTTACTACTGACGATGCGCAAGCTAATGACGGTGCAGGAAATGAAACTGCTGGGGCATCACCAGCAGGAAATTCAGGGTCTAGCAATAAGTACATCGGGAGCACTAAGAGTAGTTTAGAAGAACTGAAGGATAGCATTGAAAATAATATCCTTAAACCTACTCTTGAAGGGAAGGAAGAATTGTCAGGCCATCTAAAGAGAGCCGAAAATAATAAAGATGCAGAGGGTATTGAATACTACAAGGAAAGAATTGCTGAATACGACGAAATTCTTAAAAAAGCTAACGAAGATCTTCGCTTAGTCAACGAAGCTCTACAGCTTCTGAATAAATAACCAATTAGGTCTCGCTGATCAGCGGGGCCTTTTATTATGCCTTGAAGGGGTGAAGATGGTGAACGAAGAACAAGTAAAAGAAATTGTTAGACGTGAGACGATTCGCCTTGAAAAGAGGATTGAACAGCTTGAGCGCGACTTGCTTCTGACAAAGCAGCATACGACTCAGGCTGTTCAGTTAATGGCGGAGAATTTCTCAACTGAACTGGATAATTTACTCAAAGTATACGCAAGTTCATATGAGAAAGCTGCTATGGGATTATTGTCTCATCTGGAAGACAAGCCTCTATGAATAATTTGCCCAACTGAGTAAAGGACCATATGCCTTTTCTTAATTCTATACGCTTATTTTCTTCTAGTTGATTTTTGTATTGATCCCTAAATTGATCAAGAATGACATGATTAATAAGACTATCGTATATTTCGGTGTTTTTGTAAGCATTTGAGTAATCTACTTCAATTAAAGAAAGTCTACAAAGGTTATCTATTGAGGCGCTGTAAAAGAATGCATTATCTATTGACAGATCATCGAAAGGCATAATATGTGTAAGTATGATCGAAAAACTATCTTCTTGTTCAGGTAAGTATCTATTTTTATTTTCTTTTTGATAAGTATTAATCTGTAATCTACCAATTGGGAAACTGGCCTCATACTCCACGATATCCATTAAAATTTGAGCATCAAAAGAAGATAGTTGCTTAATGATTTCTACAAAAGCGGGATGGGTAATATTTGTTTTTTCTGAATTCATTGCAGAAGCAATTAAATTAGCGAACATCTCTCGAAGGTTCTCGTCTTCTATATAATATTTAGCCGCTTCAAGCGCAGGACCTGCAATATTCAGGGGTGGCTCAATTAGGTTTCCAGGGGGTATAGTTGATAATTTATTCTCTAGGTTCCGCTTAAACTGATTTATTCTAGGCTCTAAAGAAGCCCTAACAACATGTAAAGGAGAAAAAGCTAACCAAAATAAATTTCCAAGCCCTTCTCCTAGTTCAGTTGTAGGTTTTTCTAAGGCGTTGTAAGCCAATCTATCAATGGGGACACCGGCATCCTTTGTGGCTTTAGTAACACTAACAATTTCTTCTAAACTCAATTATTAAAACCTCCCTTTTAACGATATTAGGTCTGACCGCCTATACCTTCGACAAATAGGGAGGTTTTCCCTTTTATTCTAACAAAGAAGGTGATGAACTTGGCTCAAATACAAAATGTACTCAGGGTTGAACTTGATCCAAATAAGGCTGTCCCGGAGGTATGCCAGGTAATCCAGGCTATTATCAGCATGTACCCAATGGCTGAACGGGTGGCAATCATTGAGGCAATCCAGGACGAACTGGGAGTTGCCATCGAGCAACTGAAAGGAGTTGAGACACATGGCGAACAGGTACGGGGGAATAACCGGAAGTAAGAAAATTAGCGAGGACTGGGATAATATCAACCGCGCGTTTGATAACGTCCAGGCTGACGTGGATGCGAAAGCTACAACGGTTAATAGCCACATTGCTAATGCTGACATTCACGTAACAGCGGCCAAAAAGGCTGAATGGGATGGCCACGTATCAAATGCTGATATTCACGTTACGGCGGCGCAAAAGGCAGCATGGGATACCAAGGCTGACGGCAGCACGGCAGCGGAGCTGGCTGATCACGTAGCGGATCAGGTTGTCCACGTAACACAAGCCGACCACGATAAGCTTGCCAGTATTGAGGATGGGGCCCAAGTCAATCAAAACGCTTTTTCCAAGGTCAATGACATCGAGGCTGCGGATCCGTCATCCCAGTTCTATATCGTTGGTGGAATTGGGATAACAGTCACTACTAACCCTAATTCCGGTGAGGTCACTGTCACGGCCACTGGGGATGCTGCACCAGGAGCTCACGGCTCGACGCATACCGAACATGGAGCCGATCCGATCCCAACGGCCACGTTGACCGAGGGTGGTCTGTTATCCGCCGCTCAGCTGGCGGAGATTGTCGCACATGGCGAGTTACTGGATGAACATGCAGCGGCTATAACGGATCTGGAGGATCGTCTGGACATAGCCGAAGTTACTCCGCTTACGCTGCAGCCCGGTTTACAAGTTGTTACCGCAGTCAAGGACGCACGGTTCCGGCTGGGGGAGATTCGAGGCAAGACAGAGATTAACGGACAGGGGCGGATTGGACTGATTGGCGTGGAGAATCCGTATGCGGTTGCTACGAGTGGGAATCTGCTGCCGCCGTTCTGTGAGTGGACGCTAATTGCTTCGAATGCACAAATAAGGGAGCCTTATACATTAGAATTAAATGCGGAGGGGGCTTCCTCAGAGCCGAGTCAGGCTACTGTGCCAGTCTTACCGAACACTACCTATACGCTATCGTCAGAAACCGGAAGGATGTATTACAACCTAGGAACATCTAGCGGCCCTATCCGAGGCATCGCGGAATCAGACGGTGGTAGTGTTACCTTTACAACGCCGTCAAATGCGGAGGTGCTCTCGATTCAATGTCTCAATTTATTATCTTACACTGACATTAACGATCCGAGTACTTTTGTCTATGGTGGAGGTAAATTTACATTTAAAAAACCGATGCTCGTTATCGGTCCCAACAGAAATCCATTTCAACCGCAGCGTAGCTCTATGCTCGCTTTCCAGACGGAACTGCATGCGAGCCCTATGGACGGAAGCGATCCAGACGTGCTATTTGAACAGGATGGCGAGTACAGAAAGCTAGCAAAGTGGAAAAAGGTTGCGTTGGATGGATCTCTAGTTTGGTATTACGACCCTGTCTCTGCACCTAAGCCGGGAATGAAGCGAGTATATACTGAGTTATCGGCTGCAGGCGTACCTTTAACAGGTTTCTCAACCAAATACGGCGGCACCCAGATGGTTAATTCCCCAGACTTTGATGCCGTAGATCAATTTACTGTGTGGACATCTTATGTGTACGTATCAATCGCCAATTCTGACAGCGGATGGGGAGACGATTACACGCCGACACAGGATGAAATTAAGGCGTATTTCAACGGGTGGAAGATGTATACCGGGACGGGAGAAGACTTACCTTACTACGACGGCGCTGCTAAGTACTGGAGGTATATAAACATTCCTGTTGGCGAAGCTGGTATCATTTACGGATCAGCTACAGACACCCTGCCTACTACAATGATTCCTAACTATACACCTTACAATCTTCTGTACCGCCTAGCCAAAGAAACTGCCGAGCCAGTCACGAGCGAAGGCTGCCTGACTCTGTCCGAAGGCGAAAACATGCTTGAGGTTGGTACGGGGATTGTATTGCGGGAGCGGGCGAATCCAGTGCAAAATGGCCCACATTATAACGTAAACAACGTAGCGTACCCGGCTTCATTGCTAAAAAATAAAACGGAGAGAATCATAGCTTTTTATAAAAACAACCATGTAGATCCGTGGGGTATTTTTACCCCTTTAGCGTACGGTAATGAGGGCTTGTATACGGAAGCGTCTAACTTTGACCAATCTGCAGCCTATTCCGTCACCTATACCAAACTAGACAAATCGCCTATCGTTCCAATCACCGGCATGATGGCCTCGAACGAAAAAACGCAGCTCTCTGACTTGACCGCAGGCGTGGCCGAGGCATTACATCGGACATCTGTCCTGGAGCAGAAGAAAGCGGAGAAGGATGCACCGGGGTGGCTTATACCGACGCTGCTCAACGGTTGGATGGCACTTGGCACGGACGAGCCGATACCTTCATTTCAAAAGGATTCGGGCGGGAAAGTTTATATAAAGGGCGCGGTTAAATCAGGAGCAATCGGCACTCCAATTTTTTTATTACCATCAGGGTACAGACCCAAGCAGACACTCGGATTCGCAGTAACCACTTTTGATGGGGCTGCTGATACTTTTGCGAAGTTGGTTGTCAATAAAGACGGGGGAGTATTTGCTTGGACGGGTTCAAATGTTTATATATCATTAAATTTGCCCCCGTTTTTAGCGGAACAATAAGGAGGGTTCAACTTGAAAGCAGTACCTAAAGTAAATGCAGACGGTCTTTATATCGAGGATACTATCATGGACGATGCCTTTTCGGGTGTCGTCCCTTTTTATGCCTCACCGTATGAGCCGGAGCCGATGGAGCCAGGACAAGAACATCCAGAACAGCCAGAACAACCAGAGGAAGAAGAGGAGCCGGAGATTGCTGGTTACATCGTTGGCGTGCCTGTACCTCCAGGACTGTTTCGCCCGCGTTTCGACATAGCGGCGTGGGACAAGGATATCTCTCTGGAGCCAGCAGCCTACTGGAAAGAGGGTTTAACGCCGAAGGAAATTGAACAGCTTACAAAGCAGGAAGAGGTAATCACGCCCGAGCGCGTGCTGGCCGCTGAGTCGGTCCGGCGCGAGCTGGAGGTATTGGAGCTCAAACAGCAAAACGCCGCCCTGGGTTCGCAAGTAGTTGCACAGGAACTGACCATAAAAGACTTGAAATCGCAGTACGAGGCTTTAGGTAAAACGATGGTAACTCTGGAACTTAAACTACTAGGGCTTACAAATAAAGGAGGAGGCGATGAGTAAGGTGTTTAACAGCGAATATGACCGTTTGACCTACTTCTACAAACATAAATGGGTCAGTGAGGCGCAGCTCCGGCTCTTCGTAAGCTTCGGGACCATCACGTCTACGGAGTTTAAGACAATCACAGGTAACCGGTATTAGAACATTGCCCTCGGGATCCCCGGGGGCTATTTATATTAGGTCAGGAGGTTAGAGCGTGGAGTGGTCAGGTATATTGACGGTCGTATCCATCGCAAGTGGCATTGTATTAGGTTGGGCGGGGAGATCACGGACGATCAAGAAAGACGTTGCGCAGGAGGCTAGTGCAGACGGCATGCTGCGCGCAGACGTTGGTTATATCAAGCACGGAATCGACGATGTCAGGTCCGAGCAGCGGCAGCAAGGAAAGAAGTTTGACCAACTGTCCGAACGTGTCACGAGAGTAGAGGAGTCAGCGAAACAAGCTCACAAACGACTTGATGATTTGAAAAATTAAAATGAGAGGAATGATTGAAATGGAATGGAACATGATTTTTGAACTGATTGACCCTCGGCTACTGATCGTTGTGGCGGCATGCTGGGTGTTTGGGTATGTGCTTAAGCAAACGCCTAAAGTACCCGACTGGAGCATCATCTATGCTGTAGTGGTACTCGCTGTAGTGTTTGCCGTAGGACTGCTGGGGTGGAGTGTTGAGACGGTGATCCAAGGCATCTTATCCGGCGCTTTTGCCGTCTTTGGTCACCAGGCAGTAAAGCAGGCCAGAAAGGGAGCTGACGAGCATGAAAAAAGTATGGATTGATGCTGGCCATGGTGGCAAGGATCCGGGGGCTGTCTCCAATGGACTGAAGGAGAAGGACATCGCGCTTGCGGTGTCCCTAGGCGTTAAGGAGCGGTTAGAATCGCAGTATGAAGGCGTTCAGGTTCTACTCTCCCGGAGCACGGATGTGTTTTTGGAGCTTAAAGAACGCACTGACAAGGCGAATGCAGCTAAAGCAGACCTTCTCCTGTCCATTCATTGCAATGCAGGTGGCGGGGCTGGCGGCTTTGAATCGTTCCGATATACTTCGGCTTCAACTGCTTCGTCCTCTCTCCAGAACGTCTTGCACTCCGAGATTATGGCAACGTTGAAACCGTATGGCGTGATCGATAGAGGTAAGAAGACTAAAAACTTGCACATGGTCCGGGAGAGCAAAATGCCTGCGGTCCTGACTGAAAACTTGTTTATCGATGTGGCAGCTGATGCGGCCAAGCTTAAACGGCCAGAGGTGATCGAAGCGATTATCCAAGGGCATGTGTCCGGCATCGCTAAGTACCTAGGATTAAAACGAAGGGAGGGAGCAGCCGTGGCAAAAGTACCTGAGTGGAAAGAGAAGGGCCGGGAATGGCTGGTCAAAAATGCCGGAATCAGTCCAGATTGGCAGGCAACGGATCCGGTTGATGTCGGAACGCTTGGAACGATCTTGTCCAGGTTGATTAAGTAGTATATAATGATACAAAATCCGAAAGCATCGGTAGAACCCCGCCAGCTAAATGCCAGCGGGGTTATTTTCTTATCGAGCTCAAACACACTTAGCGGCCTTTATTACGAAGGGTTTATTGTTGGGGACAAATTGGGGACAGAATACAGTGAAATGTATAGAATTAAGTCCAAATGGGAACAAGATGCGAACACCTTGAACCCTTGATATTACTAGCTTTTTGGAATTAATTCCGTTTAAAGTCCCCTTCCCAACGCCTTTGACAGGGTGGGGGTCAGTGGTTCGAGCCCACTACAGATCATACTGAAAACCCTTGCGCAGCAAGGGTTTTTTTGCATATTCGATAAGGTTTAGCTGTTTGCAGCATGTCCTGAAGTCAGCTTTTTGGTTAAAATTTGGGGTTGCAGCTTCCTTACTTCTGCACTCTGCTAAAGCTTATTAAGCAAATTTGATATATAATAGAAGCAGCTCAAGCCAAGCATATGCCTCAGCTTTAGATAAGAGCGTCTATGGGCTGGGGCTTTTTGTTGCTAAATTTCAATGAAAAAGGTAGTGAGAGTAGAACATGTCAAATCATGATCAAGTTTATTTATCCCAAGCCGAGGCTTATGAATCGATGATCAGCAGGCAGCCCGATCTATCTGAAATTGTCCGGCAAATTCGGCCTTATAAAAATTTGGACGTGCTTGATTTGGGGGCGGGCTCCGGAAGACTGGCCTCATTTCTCGCTCCTGAAGTGAAGACTCTCATCTGCACCGATGCATCACAGCCCATGCTGGATATTTTAGATCGAAAATTGACAGAACAGAATTTTGTCCGCAACTGGATTACCCTGGAGGCGGATCATAGGTCGCTGCCTGTCCCCGACTCGTCCGTAGACCTCGTGGTGTCGGGATGGAGCATTTGTTACCTTGCGAGCTCGAATCATCAGGAATGGGACAGCAATCTGGACAAAATTCTTTCAGAACTGGAGCGCATTCTTAAACCTGACGGGACAATTATTATATTTGAAACGATGGGTACCGGAACGGAAACGCCCGACCCGCCGGAATTCCTTACTTCCTATTATTCGCTGCTTGAGCAAAAATACGGGTTCCAGCATCGATGGGTCAGGGCAGACTATAAGTTCGCGTCGGTAGAAGAGGCGATTGAACATACTGAATTTTTCTTTGGCGAGGAGTTGGCCGAGCGGATAAAGAACAATCGCTGGTCAACATTGCCGGAATGCGCAGGCGTATGGTGGAAGGAGTAA